GCAACACAAATGCAGACCTTGCGCATCAAAAATTCATATCGTATGTTGTGGGTGTCATTGTTTCCTTTCTCCCAAACTACCCCGCCCAGCTCATCACTGGGCGGGTTTTTTTGTCTTTGCGTTGTGCTTGATGTGTGACGTGTTGCGGTGTAAGTTGTTGCAGACTCAACCAAGATTGGAAAAACCGTGAAAAACAAAGTCATCCACTGCCGTATCGACGACGAACTGCACAACGAAATTGTGAAGGCAGCTCAGGCGTCAGGCTTATCGCTCACTCAATTCATCACTGCCGCAGCTGTTGAAAAGCTGAAAGCACTTGCGCACTAGCATCCGCTGCGCCTTTGCCGACGATTACTGAATCGCCTATCCCTTCAAGATAGGCGATCATTTCTTTTTGTTCTGGTGACAGCCTGCCGCCCTTCACCCGCTTCATTTCGACCCACACCCGCCACGCCGGGATGTGAAGATCTGGAATACCGCGCACCACGCCCTCCGCCCGCAATGCTTTGGCCGTGCTGATCGCGCGGTATCCACCATTCGGGATTGCATAAATCAGCACGTCCGGAAATTTTGCGCGGAACCAATTTACAAAACCCACCTGCTCCGAATGCTCAGAAGGGGATGTCGTCGAGGTCGAACATTTCGCGGAGATTGTATTCGAGCTTTTGCGTTTGTGCTTGCGCGGCATGATCTACTTTCGGTTGATCGTAATCAAGCTGGACGATCTTTTGATACTTGCCCTCCGGCATCACCTTGATCCGGCTTGGCTTCACCCAATACTGGCATTCTTCCAGAGCGTCGGCAAGGTTGATGGCTGATCCGCCCAGGGCAGGAAGGCGCGACGTGTACCGGCTCGCAGCATAGCCGCCGTGATCCGGACAAAGCCATTCAGACGTTCGGCTGGTCATGTCGTGGTAATACGTCACTTTCAGCGTATCCGGTTTGCCCTCTTTGCCTTTCCACCGCTCATAGGTCACATCTTCAACGTCAAGCCATTCCGCAACGACTTGATTGCTCATCATCGCCCCGCCGTAGGATTTCGGCGCGTGGTTCAATTCAGGCGCAGGAAATTCGTGGCTGCAAGTCGGGCAGTATCGCGTGGCCGTCGGCAGCATCTCTTGGCATTCGGGGCATTGCTTGGCCGGTGCTTCGCCGTCGCCAGATCCGCCTTGCTTCTTGGGCTTCACCGCGTCGATAAACCCATGGCGCGCCACGTTCTCGCCATAGTCAAGGATCAGGCAGTTTTCCTTGCCTTCACACAAGCGCGTGCCGCGCCCAACCATCTGGATGTATAGGCCGGTCGACAGCGTGGCACGAACCAGCGCGACAAGATCCACGTTCGGCGCGTCAAAGCCCGTCGTGAGAACATTGCAGTTGACCAGGCAGCGAATCTGTCCGGCCTTGAACCGCGCAATGCGTGACGCTCGATCTGCCTGTGTATCTTCGCCCGTCACAACTTCGCAGCTGTATCCTTCAGCCTCGATGCCATCGGCAAGCATCCGCGCGTGATCAACGCCAGATGCGAACAGCAACCAGCTTTTGCGGTCTTGGCCGAGCGAAATGATTTCGGCAACTGTCGCCGCAACCAGCTCAGGGTCCGACGCCGCCATTGCCAAGTCGCTTTCGTTGAACTCCCCCCCGCGCTTTTTGACGTTGCTCAGGTCGATCTGCTTCAGGCCGCCCTTTGATATGACCGGCGACAGATATCCTTGATCCATCAACATCCCGACTGGGATGTCATACGCAACGCCGTCAAAGATTGCGCCATTGCCTTCGTGCAGCCTGCCGCTGTCCAGCCGGTAAGGCGTGGCCGTCAACCCGACGACCTTCACGTCCGGATTGCAGATCTTCAGATCCTTCAAGAACTTGCCATAGCGTGTCTCACTGTTCTTCGGCACCATGTGCGCTTCGTCGATCAACACCAAGTCAGGCGCTGGAATCATTTGATAGGCCCGCTGATAGACGCTCTGTATGCCTGCAAAGGTGATTGGCTTGTCTAGCCGCTTCTGGCCGATGGACGCGCTGTAGAAGCCCAAATCGGCCTCTGGATACATGCGCAGCAATCCCTCCGCGCCTTGCTCCAACAATTCCTTCACATGCGACAGGACAAGGACGCGGGTGCCGGGAAAGAACATGGCGTCTTTTACGATCTGTGCAATGATCGCCGTCTTGCCCGCCCCGGTCGGTGCCACGATCAGCGGGTTTTCACCCCGCCCATCGGCCCAGTATTGATAGAGGCCGTCAACCGCGGCTTTTTGATAGTCTCGGAGTTGGAATGTCATTGCATTCTCCCATCAAACAATTCTTCGCTGTTTTTGTGGTTCACAACGACTTCGCCTTCTTCGTCGTGGTATTCAACGCGGTCCGGCGAGGCGTCGATGATTTCCCACCCGCGCGGCATGATCTGCGGGATGTAAATGTGATCGTCGCAAAGCCCGTCGGCCTTCCAGCCTTTTCCGCACGACCATGTGCCATCGCGCTCTGGCGTGACATGCGCGCACGTCCGGCAGCTTGGTTCAGGTATCTTGCAGCCCCAGCAAACAGCCCAATAGGGGCAGAACTTGCAGGCAAAGGACGAAGGGTCCGACGCAATGCGGTCCGGCGGCAAGTCTGAAAATACAATGCTGTCGGCCTTGGCGATCAGCTTCATCGACAGCGCGGCGTCATACTTGATGCGCTCGCCGTAAATGGCATCTGTCTCTTTGCACACAGCAAAGAAATAGCAGCGCTTCAGGCCGGACAGGTGCATCCCGACTTGGCACTGCGCCCAATATGTCGGGTTCACCGTTTCAAGCCCCTTGGCAGACAGCGCCTTGAATGACTTGGTATTCATCGTCTTGAACTCCAGCGTGTGGGGTTCTTTGCTTTCCGCAAAGCCCTCGCCGACGCCGTCAAGGCTCAATGCAAAATGTCCGCCGCAGGCGTCAAAGCGAACTTGCTTGCCGGTATCCGGATCACGGTCCCAGATGGTCACGCCCACATCGCGCAGGTTCTTTACGACGCGATCTTCTTCCCGGTCGCCCGTCTCGAACAGGCGCAGCATCCGCCCCTCAAAGTGCGGTGTCCAAGCCCAGCGGAATTGATACCAAAGCGCGCGCGAGCAATCCCGCCCGATCTGTGATCCGCCGAGGTGCGGGCGGTGTTCGTTTTTGCGCTTGGCCTTGTAATGTTCAAATATGCGCTTGATGGTTTCGGGGGTGGTGTGTTGTTCGAGGTTCATTGGCTCAAAATCTCCACAAGTTCAGACAATATGATTTCTGCCGACCAGCCCTTTTTTGATGAAACAAAATCAAGCAATGCTTCGCGTTCGTTTTTTGCTATAGAATGAGAAAAATTGTGTTTTCTGACTTTTGACCTTTTCAGGTCTAGCGGATCAATTCCATTTTTAGACCTTCTTCGTTCAATCATTGCTTTTGCGCGCGCATCTTTCAAAGATATATCAGGCCAGCCACCCAATCCCATTTCACGCCGCTTTCCAAAAACGGTCACGCGCAGCATCCACTGCGCCCCGCCGGTGTCACGCTTCACCAGCCAAAGCCCCGCCCCGTCGCAGTGCTTTCCTGCTGGCAATTCATTTATATCTGTCTCTTTCAAAATGTTACTTTTCATTGTCGTCTCCTTCTTTTCATGACTTGGCCCCCGCAAGGGCCAAGGTGGAAAAGATTTAGCGCTTCCAAGGCGGCGTTGCCGCCGCAGCCGCTGGCGCTGCTTCAGACGGTGCCACCGATGCCAATGGCGCAGACCCGACAGCCGCATACTCTTTGATTTCGTTCGACGGGCCGTAAGCGCCGTCACCGGGCTTCACCGCAACTTTCACCATGAAAGGCTTGTCGTGGAAATCCGCGCCGCTTTTTGGCGTCATTACACCCACCGCGTGGCAGATGCTGGAAAGGGTGCGCTGCGCAATCTCTACGGCTGTCGGGTTTGGGTTCTTGAGGTTGAGCCGCTCAATCAACTTGCGCCCCTGATGCTGCCCCTCGATGATCTCAACGCCGAGCTGCAAGTAGCTGCCGGTCATTGCCTTTGTCGGCTTTTCTTCGGATGAAGTGAAGACAGCCTTATACCAGCCCGCCGCAATGGGTTCGTATGGTGCGGATGGCTCAACGGTGTTTGCGTCAAATCCTGAAAGATCCATGTCGTGTTCTCCTTATTTCGCTACAAAATTGTCAAAAGGGTTGCCGCCGTCGAAGGTGAAGCGCAGTGGCGCGTCAATCGAAAAACGGTTCTTGGTAACGCTGGCCGCCTGCGGGTGGCAGATGACTTCACGTTCGCCGGTGCTGATGGCGCGCTTTTTGTCGCCGTCGCCGCGTGTGTGAGTCACGAGCCTGATCATACAAACCGCATCCACATTGTCGGTGTAATGAGATATCGACTTCTTGTGCAGCCGCACCGAATAGCGGTTATAGCTGTCCATGTCCGGCAAATCCATCGTCTCAGTGTCGGCGTGGCCGATGAAGACGATATTCATGCCCTTGTCATAGGCAAGCTGACCCGCCCACTCACGAACCTGGCGATGCTTTTCTGCCGCGGTGCTGTATCCGGCACCATATCCGCCGCCAGCCTGATTGATCGACTTGGCCTTCGGATCGGCGGCTACAATTTCGCTTTCGATCATGGTGGCAAGCTGCGTGATGCTGTCAAGCACCAGCGTTTTGTGGTC